ATTTGCTCAAAGAAAAATCAATCGAGAGGGTTCCCACTAAAAGAGAATAATAGGGCCAAGCGCAAGAAGCAATTTGGTAGGTCTTAAAAGAGGTTAAGTGGGTGATAATTTAGCATGAATGAAATAAAGTAGATGCTATTCTGTAGTCATTTCCAGTGTTTCATTGTGCGAGTATGCCGTGCTGTTGGCACCATATGGCGTCATAGTCTTCCCATTGCTGGGTCAAGATGTTGTGGCCAATGGCTTTGAGTTCATTGTTTACTTTTGTAACAAATTCGTCAAAGTACTCGGGTCCGTGGGCGTAAGCAAATTTACACGACGCTTCAAGGTTGGCTTGAAGAGCGTCGGGTTCCGGTTGTCCGATACGTATCCAGTTGGTGAGTTCTTCTATAGTTTCGCGCTTTGAGATTGCCATGTGATACAGGTAAGGAAACCTGTGGTCAGGATAGAAGTTGCATTTCAAATATCGAATCTCGTCCATAGACATGAACATAGTTCCGCGATCATTTTTTTGGGGTGGGGTAAACGTGATTCCGTGCCGTTTATACACGTCCGTAATAGTTTCAGGATTGTAGAATACAGCCGCGGTGTCAGTGACGCCGCCCCCAGTATCATCTCCGTGCTTTGTTTCAGCCACGTGTTTATCGCAGGAGGTGGGTGTTGCCAATGCTGTAAGTTTGGCATCTTCAGCGCATTCCATAAAAACCATATACTTCGTTTGGTTATGGGTCAAAGTATTCCAAAATGAGGTGGTCAGATGTCCAGAAGGCATGCCCCAGAAAGCCACATACATTGTCTTTCCAATGATATGTAGGCGCCATTGAGTTGACGAGCCAATAACTCGGGACATTTGTAGATCGTACGCCTTATTCGCATCAATATACCACAATTCGGTAGTGGTTCGTGCGTCTTCCATGCGTTCATTGTCAAGTGAGCCGTCCCAATTCTTAACATCACCATCAAAAAAATTTGGTCCTCCAGCTTTCCAAAAGTCAACGAGTTCTGTCGCTTCTGGTCCGTGCATGTCCATCCCGAGCGTAGAGCCAACCTTGAGTCGGGCCCAAAGATAGGCAGCCATTGCTGCTCCGAAATAAATGCGGTTTACAATCATCCAAGCGGCGTTATGAATGTTGAATAACCGAACTTTGCCGTTTGCAATCTTTGAAATTTCGATGCGCTCGTCTTTTTCCCAATCCAGGTAGTAGTTGTTGACACAAAAGTTTTCCCGTTTAGCGGTAGTCAGGATGAGGTCAATTTCCCGCTGTAGTTCTTCTTTTGGCATAAACAGAGGTTGTCCAGTTGTTGGGTGGTCGCCCACCCAGTCAAATAAATACGACTTGCCAATAGAACCAGATGGTTTGGTTCGGTTGAACGGGTATCCTGGTGACGTTCGCATGTTTATTCCTTCGAGCACATTTGGGATGCCGTTGATCGCCTCATGAAGAGTTAGTTCACGTTTTGGTCCTGGCCAGTCACGCGTTGCGTTGATAAATTGTCTCGCTAGATGAATTCGTGACACAAGACGCTTTCGGCTGTTCCAGGTCGGAGGCTGTGAACCAAATTTTTCGATGGAAACTTGCAAAGGCGTCAATCCGTCGGGTCGTTTAACTCGAGGATCACGAGGGCTTAAGGGTGAGGGTTCTGAAACGTGTTTGGAAATTTTATCGAAAATAGGTGAGGGTCGAATCTGAGTTTTCATTGGTGCCATTGGACTATTCAACTCGCCCAAAATCAAATAAC